CCGTCATGCAGATTCTGCAAGATGAAGGTCGAATACTGAGTCGCCTCAATGAAGGCGGGGTTACTTGAGCTAGTGATAGCCATTGTATTTCTCCGTTAAGTTAGTTTAGACATTGCTTCTGCTTTTGCAGCAGCCCACTTACTAGGTAGTTCACTGCTTGACCCGCTGAACTTAGCCATGTAATCAGGTTGTGTTTTCTCCACCGGACGTGACGAGATGTTCACACTACCACCAGTGGTGGGTTGTGGATCTCGTACACTAGGTGCATTAAACAGTTCCATAACTACTTGCGGGGACTGTGAAGCCATCTGTGTAAGTTGACCAACTGAAATACCTAGTGACTTAGCTCTGTTTTCAAACTCTACAGAAGCTGCACCACCAAACTTTTCAGACAAGGCACTACGTACCTGTGCTGCATTAGTTTGAGCTACGTCTTGTTGGGCTTTCGTTTGTAGTATGTTAGACACTACGTTCTCTATCTCAGTCGCGTCTAGCCCTGTAACGGAGGGTTGTTCCACTACTTGCTGCTGTGACTGTTGTAGACTAGAAAGTAAATCTTCAGCACCTCGGCGTTTGTTCAGCTCTTCCTCCAGTTCCTTCACCTTCGAGTTCAACTCGCTAATGTGGCTCTGTGCATGGGGGATGGACTGTAACGCTGTTGGTACATCAGCATACTTCTGCCTACCGTCATCGGTCGTAATGCTTGAAAGCTGGTCTGCAAACAAACTATTAGGATCGACTTGCGGAGTAACTGCCGCATCAGCTTGTGCCGCTTGGTCGGCTGGCACTTGATCATTAACTTGACCTTCACCGTTAGGGTTACTAACTTGATCATTCATTTACTTTTCCTCTATGTCTATAAGACTCATGATAGAACGGAGAGCGGTCTGCTCCCCTAGATAGTGAGCCATCTTGTCTTCCCAAGAGTTACTGTCAAAGTGCTTACGAGATGACATCTCCTTCACGCTTGTATCCAGATCCTCCTGTAACAGCTCGGTTAGTCTGTCCAGCACCAGCTTAGCATTCTTTACTTGCTGCTTAACTGCTGCCTTCTCAGATTCTTTGTAGTCCTTAAGCCATCGGGTTTTCATCTTCACCCTCTATTGGCGTTTGGGCTTCTACAGCTAGGTCTTCTTGAGCCTGCTGTACAAATCGTTGTGTCTCTACTTCTTCAAACACTTGTGCATTATCACTGAACAACTCGAAGCGTTGTAGCTGTAGGCTGTCCTCAACCATACGAGCCAGTGCCTTGCTTGACATGTGCTTAGAGATGCTAGGCCACACTGCACTGTTGGCAATACCAGACAGGTTCTGTAGCAGCTGTGCTCTTGCACTGAAGTGTCTAGCACCTACAGGACGTAGCTTACCCTTAGCTGTGATGTCTTCCTTAGTGATCTCCATGAAGTCCACTACACCTAGGTCATCATCCATTACTCGGACAACATCTGCCCCATTCATGTGACGCTTAGCTACCTCAAGCATGTTGTTAAGCAGGCTCTCTAATAGCTCTACCTCGAACTGTGTGGTCTTCTCTTGGAAGATACGACCTGCTGCATTCTCTAGGCTCTGTACTTCAAAGGCTGTCTTCTCGCCCGGTGTACGGATACCCATGGCCTGCTTAGGTGCTCCTGCCATCTCCTCCATTAGGTTGAGGATGCGGTCTATCTCGAAGTTAGCAGAGAATGCCTGAGCTGCTGGAGCCATAGGTTGTACGTCCCCACCCTCTCCTACGTATATCTCTGCAAACGGTGCCCATTCAAACTCATCTACATCGCCAATGATCTTGATGGGTGGTGCTAATATCATATCGCCTATGTCAGCCTTGAGGTTTTCAAGGTGATCAATACGATACTGTAGTCCTACTAGGTTATCCAATGGCCCCATACCGTACAGGTTGTCTGGTCGCTTACGCCATGAGGTCATCACTTTGTAGCCACCACGTTTCCATGCTGGGATAGGCTCCTTACGGATAACCTTGGTTCGATCCATGATGGTGATGATGTAGTCATCCAACAGTTGACCTGTCTCTGTGTCGTACATCGTTCCTTCAAACTCTAGCAGCTCTACATAGCCACTGCCGTAGTATTCATACAGATCCCCGAAGCCATCTACTCGGAAACCTTGTGCCTTATTGAAATCATCTGAGCTGTAGTAGCCATTGTGGTTGGCTCGTATCTCAGCTGATGCACGTACAGCATCTTGAAACTGTTTATCATTGCTATGTGCAGCCTGTAACTCTATCTCACCAAAGTTCTTGATGGTACGAGTGATCTTAGGACTCTTAGCGAAGTCAGTGGCTATAGGATCAAACACAATATCCTCTGGACTTACACGTACAGCCTTCGGCCCTACATATCCGGGGATAATCTCCCCAGTTTCAGGGTCTTCCTTGCTCTCATCTATCCATACAACGTCTGCTATGGCGATTCCGTAGTCAATGTAGTCCAACACAAGGGTGCTGGCTGTGGTGCGTAGGTTACTCTCACGTACCTTGTTGCTCATGTACGCTTGGATAGCCTTCTTCTTCTCTATGTCTTCAGCATCGAGGGTATATCCTTCCCACTTCATCCAATCATCATTGGGGAATAGGGCGCTATTGTAGTTTGCGTGTAGGTTATCCCTGATCTGGCACAACTTAGGCAACGTAGTCTTGTTCTTCCAAGGCAGTGTTGCATTACTGGTGGTAGCTGTGTCTGTAGCGAAGACATAGTTACGTATCTCCATCTTCTCATCGAGCCATGTACGACGCTGGTTGTTCCAGTTGTCCCATTGCTGTACGATATTAGCCGCTAGGTCGTCTGGTGACAATACACCCTCTAGTTCTAGTACGCGATCGTCTATCATCTAAAAGCTACTCCACCGAATCTACTGTTAAATTTAACCACATTGCTTTTCTCTCTGTTAATACCTGTTCGCTGCTTAGGCTTCACTGCTATCTCGATAACAGATGCTAGGCAATCCTTTATATCATCGTGCTGTGGTCTTGCTAATACTAATTCTTCTTCCAGTGCTGGGACATACCCGCCCTTGTAGTGCCACACAGAGAGGTTCTCATAGCGTGGCTCTAGTACAGCAGCCATCCTCTCTACCTTACTACCCTGATGGCGGTTGGGTCTGTTGTCATCAATGGAAAGGCTGTCTCCATTCTCACGTATACGATCTTTGAGATCCCCTACGATGATGCTCTGTGCTGCTGTTACCTCTGCACGTAGCTTCCTGAATCCCCATCGTGAGTGCATCTCACTGATCTTGTCGTAATACATGCTGATCTTGTCTGTCTTAAATCTGTCTATGTCCAGCAGATAGATGTGTCCGTCTGCTGCCATACCTATTACTACGATGGCTGTGAAGTCAGCCTTAGCATTGATGGTGTATGCAAAGTCAATAGCTGCATAGACATTCAACACCTTCTCTTTGAAGAACCACTTGCCACTCTGGTGAGTGAGATGCTTCTTGTCGTAGTATTGAAACTTTGTATAGTCTAGCCTGTTGGACTCAGGGTCATTAGGATCGTTGTAATATTGAGCATGGAACTGAGTCCTATCTGAGTACATAGCACTGATACGTGCCAGCTCCTTCTTGTTAAATCCAAATGCCTTACCATCATCCCTCGCTGCTCTGGGCCATAAGAACACCCCTTCTGTTTCTACCACCTCTTCCAAGATTGTCCATAGCGGCTGCTCGTCTATGATCTCCTCATCCTCATCGTACACAGGGATCACTTGCTTCTTCCACTCATTGTACTGGTCAGCTGGGTGGTAACGTGTACCACATGCTTTAGTCATCCCACCTGTGTTCAGGATAGATGCCATCTGACTCATAGCCGCTGCTGTCTTCTTGCGTCCGTCTGCTGTGTAGGCATTGTCTGGCACTACTACATCATCCGGCACTATAATGTCAGCATGCCAACCAGTAGTGTTCGTGGTTAAGCCTGCTGTACGAATAGTGTAGTCCCTTACGCCTTCCTCCTTTCTTGTCGGGTGGTCTACTGCGATAGCTGTAGTGGCCCACTTCTCACGCTTGCCCTCATCAGGGGCAATCATCTCAGGCCAGTATCTCCGATATACAGGAGAGGCTATCATGTTCTTTATAGCATAGAGCTGTGTCTCTGCTAGGTCAGCCGTAGCTGATATGTATAAGATGGTTGTCTCAGGGTGCTTAGTCACCCACCATGCTGCCCACACTGCTAGACAATGACTCTTCAAGTGTCCACGTGGCAGGAGGAGCAGCTGGTTAGGATGTGATTCATCCATCAACCATTTGAATACTCGCTTGTGTACGTCCCCGTACAAGTATCGAGGATTAACTAGAGCAGCAAACGTCCCAAGGTCATTGAGGGCCAGCTCTCTTATCTCATCTTTAGTGCTCATCTGTTACCACCAAACTTCCAAAGGCATAGCTTTCTAATTTCCCTGCCTCTTTCTCAGCTTCAGCAAGTATTGCTTTCTTCACAAACTCGTAAGGTAAGTCAGGATTCTCTTCCATGATTTCTTGTTCAGTGGACACCGCGAATCCTTTCTAGGTCAGACTCTACAGCCTTCTGTACGTTAGCACGTTGCTTACGCTCACCAGCCACCTCTTCATTAGAAGGTCTACCTGCTGTACGCTTCTCTGTCCAGCCCTTGTCAGCCAGCCACTTGGCAGCCTGTAGTGCCCCCTTACCTTCACTGTATGCTTCCATCATAACGCCTCTCACGCCCTGTGAGCGTAGCTTAACCTCAAGCTCCTCTCTCCATGCAGCGATGTAGGGGTGTAGGTTGGTGGTCTTCTCACACAGACGCTTCCAATGCGCCCAACTAGCGAAGCATTTCTTAGCAAACTCATACTCTGTTGGGTCTGCTATCTCTAGGTAGAGCTTCTTGATAGACTTGTAGTGCTTACCATGATGCTCGTAGTCATCTTCCTTCAGCGTGTAGATAGCGTTGTCTGTGCTACCATAGCATAGCTCAAGGAACAGAGCCTGTGTGTACAGGTTGCCAGATACGGGGTCTTTAAAGTTGTTTGCCATTTAATATCCTATGTTATGCTGTCGTATAGAGGAATAAATCCTAAACTAGACCCTGCTGCATCAAACACTTCTATTTTCTTAGCAACAGATCCAAGCGTAGTGGCTGCTGCGTTGTTTTCTATACTTGATTGCAGTTGAGCCGCATTAGCAATTACATCGTACTCTACCGCCTCATAAATTGCTGCACCTGCTGTCAGGTAGAGGAAGTCTATGGTGATATTGGCAGAACCATCTCCGTCCGTTACAAACTCTATAACGTCCCCTGCACTTGCTTCAAAAGTGTATGAGCCGTAGCCTGATTGGACTAGGTTCAGTATCTCCGCACCACCGCCTGCTGTTATATTCTCAACAGAGATCACCACCACTGCACCTGCTATCGGTGTCAGGTGGAAAGAGACAGAGTATACACCATCATGCGGTAGAGGTTTAGATGTAGATGTTCTGTAGAAAGAATCTATTGTTGTTTTCTTGGTAGTGACATCAAAGTAGCTAACCGCAGAAACAGGTAGCGATGTCTGTGTCTTACCTCCTCCTGTTGTTATACGAAGGTCAGCTGTTACTTCTGAATCTACTGGAACAGAACCGGGGTTTCTGACACCTATGATATTAAGGGCGCTTGCTTTAAAAGAGCCTGTGTTGTACCAAGTAGAGCCTGAGTCTAAATAGCCCCCTATGATTGTAGCAGCAAAGAACGTGGTAAAGTCTACCTGTAAATCAAATACGGGGGCGTATGAGAAGTCGCAACCTGTGAAGGTGATACCAGAGAAAGTAGGGTCGGTATCTACTGTGTCATCAAACTCCCACATGCTCGTCTGAGCACCCTTCCTAAACTCACACGTATCGAATGTAACGCTGTTCAGGTTTGCGTTTGTTATGGATGTCTTAGACGTTACTCCGCTAGAGAATCTGCACTGACGGAAGTCAGACCAATACATAGACCAAGAGCTTAGCCCCAGTGTCTCATTAAAGCGGCCAATCTTTACATTCCCATCGAAGTATACGTTCTTAAACGAGTTATATCTGATACCTTCGAGGTAGATGCTTCCTGATGCTGTTATCTTTAGATTTGTAATAGATGTTTGAAACAGGTTGTAGATGAATACATCATCTCCTGTTATAGTTGCGCCATTACCCTCAATAACCTTAGCATCGTAGCCACCACCTCCGTCTATCTCTAAGGCAGGTGCGTAGTAAGTACCGGCAGGAAAGAAGATAGAGTTACTAGCAGCCCATGCCGCTTCGATAGCCGCTGTATCATC